ATGAAGGACATCGCTCTGGCTAAGATTCAGGACATCGCGAAGCAGAAAGCTGAGAAGATGACCCAGAAAATGAAGGATCAGATGATCGAAGGCGGGTTTCCGCAGGCGTTCGACGACTTCATTGACGACTTGGTTACCTTCCCTGCTGCGTGTTTCAAAGGCCCCGTGATCCGTTCCCGCCCAGAACTTAAGTGGACGATGGGTATGGACGGCCAGAATACCGTCTCCGTGGAGTCTTCCTACCGCCTCGAATGGGACAGAGTTGACCCGTTCAACCTGTATCCTGCGCCCGACGCTACAGGAGTGGACGACGGATACCTCATAGAACGCCACAAATTGAGCCGAGAAGACCTCGTTGCACTCAAAGGGGTAGAGGGATACTCGGACGCATCGATTAACGCTGTGCTGAGCGATTACGGGGCTAAGGGGCTTAAAACTCCGTACGGGGTAGACTCTCAGCGCGAGCAGATCGAAGGAAAACAGCAGGGGATCAGCGTAACCAACCCCTCAAATCTCATCGAAGCTCTGCAGTTCTGGGGTTCCGTGCAGGGGCAGCTCCTTATCGACTGGGGCATAGATGAGGCTGAAATCCCCGATCCGCTGGACGAATACCACATCGAAGCATGGCTCATCGGTCAGTACGTCATCAAGGCGACGATCAACCCTGATCCGCTTCACCGCAAGCCGTATTACAAGACCTCTTGGGAGAACGTGCCTGGGTGCTTCTGGGGTCACTCAGTTCCAGACCTTTGCCGAGACACGCAGGCCATGTGCAACGCGGCCGCCCGTGCGCTTGCGAACAATATGAGCCTCGCCTCTGGTCCGCAGGTCATGGTCAACACGTCGCGTCTTCCCGCGGGCGACGAGCTCACGCAGATGTACCCGTGGAAAATTTGGAGCTACACGGACGACGGCTACGGGACGCCTGGGGCTCAGCCGATCGGCTTTTTCCAGCCCGATTCGAACGCTCAGCAGCTCATGCAGATTTATCAGCAGTTCTCGCTCTTGGCCGATGAGTATACGGGGATCCCGCGCTACATGACTGGCGACAGCGCTACTGGCGGTGCAGGCCGTACGGCTTCGGGTCTCTCGATGCTCATGAGCAACGCGGGCAAGTCCATCAAGAACGTGATTTCCTCCGTTGACCGAGTGCTGGAACCCGCCATCGAGCGCCTCTACATCTACAATATGCAGTTCTTGGATGACCCCGACCTCAAGGGCGACGTGAAGATCGTAGCCCGCGGAGCCAACGCGATCGTCCAGAAGGAACAGCAGCAGCAGCGCGTGAATGAAGTGTTCCAGATGGTCCTTACTTCTCCTGTGCTTCAGCAGATCGTCGGACCGACTGGAATCGCTTATCTGTTCCGCGATATTGTTGAACGCCTCAGTCTCAATCCGAATGAGATTGTTCCGTCTCCTGAAGTTCTGAAAGTTCAGCAGGCTCAGCAGCAGGCCATGATGATGGCGCAGGCTCAGCAGGTTGAGGCTCAGAACCAGCAGAAGAACGGGCAGCCTGGGGCAGGAGGATCGAAGGCCAAGGAGGAGAATAAGTCGGGAGGCAAACAGCTGATGGACGGAACTCCGCAGATTGGAAATTCACCTGCACAGTAAACAAATTTACCGTGCTTTTTAAACAACTTATAAGCAAAAGTATTTGTAATCTGATATGATAGCCACAAGTTCGCAGCAGTTCGAAATCCTACTCAGAAAGCTCAGGCAGAGTCATGAATTTGACCCCCTGCGCGAGAAGATAGAGAGTTTGGCTGCACAGCGGGCTGAGAACCTTGTGAAAGCCACGGAGATGGTAGATGTCTACCGTCTTCAGGGCGAGATCAAGGCACTGACAGAACTCCGCAGACTCTTAACTGCGGAGGTGGCCAAAAGAGAGCAGAACGCACTTTAACCATATGACACACCGTAACTGGAGTCACCTTAGGAGATAACATGGCACTACCCGACGCAGTACAACGCATGGCCGACAGCGCAGACCAGATAGAGCAACACCTCGCAGGACAGCAGAACGCACCTGTGGCTCAGCAGCCGACCGTACCGACAAATGGACAGGCCAGAGACGACGGATTAGAGATCAAGCGTCTGGAAGCGAGAAACAAAACTCTGCAGGGCATGTACAACGCTGACGCGCAGCGTTATAAGGACACGATCACCGCGAAAGACCGTGAACTGGCACAGCTCAGAGAGCAGCTGAATCAGCTCCAGAACCAGAATCAGGAATCCTTCGTAAGCGAGGAAGACAAAGAGAATTTCGGCGAAGATATGTACGACTTCGTGAACCGCGCTGTGAAGCAGGCAAGCCAGAACAGCGGGGATGCGCAGCTTCGTGCAGAAGTCGCCCGCATGCGCGAGGAATTGGAACAGTCGCGTCAGGAAAAGCAGGCTCAGACAGTCAATGCTTTCTACAGTCGGATGGATGAGACACTCCCCGACTGGCGTACGCAGAACACCAATCCGCAGTTCCTCGAATGGCTTAACGAGGCAGATGAGTTCTCAGGCATTCAGCGGCAGGAACTACTCAACCGTGCGGTGAATATTGGCGACGCCTCCACCGTTATCGGCATCTTCCAGCGTTACAGAGCTGTACGTGCGAACGCGCAGGCTCAGAGTCCGCTCGCAAGACAAGTGGCTCCGACGCACAACCGCAACACACCGTCTGCAGGTCCGATGGATACGTCCAAGAAGATCTGGACTTCGGCCGAGGTCCGTGACTTTTACGACGCATATCGGAAAGGGCAGTTAAGCGAAGAGGTGGCGCAGCGTATGGAAAGTGAAATCGATCAGGCTGCTGCTGAAGGCCGAATTGTAGGTTAGTAGGCTGCGGTCAATAGGACCATCAAATGGCAACATTAACTCCGGGCGTAGTGTATCCGCAGAATAGTGCGTTTACCTACCCAGGCGGCAGTGCACCTGCTCCTACAACACCGTATTCGGGTACTTTTATCCCGACCCTCTGGTCGGGTAAACTTGCCCAGAAGTTCTACAAGACTTCTATTTTTGGCGAAATCGCCAACACCGACTGGCAGGGTGAAATTAACGGCATTGGTGATAAAGTTATCATCAATACCATCCCCGACCTTTCGATCACTGACTACAAACTCGGTGGTCCGATTCAGTATCAGATCCCCGAAGGTCAGACAATCGAGCTGGTAATCGACACTGGCAAGCTCTTTGCTTTCCAAGTCAACGACCTCCTCGAACTGCAGTCCAAGCCGAATCTCATGAATATGTTCACGGATGACGCTACGGAACGCATGAAGCTTGTCATCGACAAGGACGTGATTTATCGCTCCTTCTTTAATGACAAGGGCGTGCTGAACACCATCGAAACGGACAAAGAAAACGTTTACGATAAGATCGACGCACGCAACACTGGCGCGGCTGCTGGCCGTGACAGCGGCAATTACAACATGGGTACGGATACTACCCCTGTCGCTTTGACAGGAGCTAATATCCTCGAACAGATCACGGCTATGTCCAGTATTCTGGACGAAGCCAACGTACCGCAGGAAGGCCGTTACTTGGTTATTTCTCCGTACGAACGTCATGTCTTGATGCAGTCTAATCTGGCTCAGGCTCAGTTTATGGGTGATAACAAGTCCATCATCCGTAACGGCAAGATCGGCCAGATCGACCGCTTCACGATCTACGTGTCTAATCAGCTTCCGCGCACTGCCGCAGGCAAAGCCTGGGACAACACGACGGCAGCTGAAGGTGCGGCAAAACGGCACCTGATCTTCGCTGGCCACAAGAGCGCTATCACGTTCGCAAGCCAGTTTGTGAAGACCGAAACTCTGCGCAACCCGCAGGACTTCGGTGACCTGATCCGTGGCTTGAACGTCTACGGTACTAAGGTTGTCAAGGGCGACGCACTCGTACCTATGATCATTGCAGGCTAACATTTGCAGGGAGGGGGCAACCCCTCCTGATTGCTTGAGGGTTTTATGGGAACTTTTACAGCTAAATATGTCATTGACAGGGCGTCTTACCTCCTGAAGGATGATGATAACGTTCGGTGGGAACGCGACGAGATGCTTCATTACGTCAATGAAGCGGAACGCGCAGTCGTATCGTTTCAGCCGTCCGCGTACAAGGTGAAAGCTGTCGTAAAACTCTCTGAAGGGACTGCCCAGAGCATCCCTGCCGACGGTGTGAGTCTTTTCACCGTTATCAGGAACGTGGACGAAGAAGGTTTCGGAGGTTCCTCCGTGCGTCTGGCAACGCGCAGCATCTTCGACTCCATGATGGACTGGCATGCAGCCAAGGAAAAAACGATCGTGGAAAATTACATCTACGACGACCGAACTTCAACAGAGTTTTTCGTATACCCGCCTAACGACGGATACGGAGCTGTAGAGCTCATGTATGCAAAGCTTCCTGAGGACATCGGAGAGGATGACACGCTTGTACTTGACGACAAGTATTTCTCCCCGATCCTTAACTACGTTCTCTACAAATGCGCACTTCTTGATACTGACTTTAACGGTACAGGCACACTCGCGCAGTTCTACTATCAGCAGTTTGTCTCCGAACTCAACGGGCTGCACTCCACTGAAAGCAAGGCGGGACCGCTTCCTGCCCATCAGGCAGGTCCAGTCGGAGCTAACGGAGGCACGGAATGACCGAGCTCGATAAGTTTCTTCCGCATATCATGCCTTATGCCGACAGCGTCCCTAAGGAAGTTGTTCGGCAGGCTCTGGTACGCACAGCCAACAGTTTCTACACCCGCACGCTGCTCTGGAAAGAGAATCTTGACATTGACGTGAAAGCGGGCGACTGGGATGTAGACATCCCAGTCCCTGAAAACTCTTATGCCGTGCGGATCATGGATGCGTGGTTCGGAACCGATCAACTGTTTGAGAGCGAGTTTTTCATGTGCCACCCTTCGTGCCTTGAAAGCGAGCAGCCCCTTAAGGCTTATGTGTTCAATCAATTCAACTCAATCAAACTTATGGCTTCACCTAAGAAGGACGGAGTCATTAAAGCTACCGTTGCGCTCGCGCCTACGACAGACGCCACAGAATTACCCGATGAAGCGTACAACCGTTTCTTAGAGGTCATAGTTCGGGGAACCCTTGCAGACGTCTTTCAAATGGCGGGGCAGCCGTGGAGCAATCCGCAGCTTTCCGCTGGCTATCTTCAGTTCTTCATCCAAGGGGTGCGGGAAGGACGCGTAGAGGCCGACAGACGGTGCGGGCGCAACACAGGCTTCATTAAACCTCTGAGGATCGTATGACAGTATTATTCACTAACAACGCCTGGGGCACGCTTTCAGTGGGGATCGCTGCCATCGACGATTCGATCCTTCTGGCAGGCTCTGCAGGCAGCCGCTTCCCGTCCATTAAGAAGGATTCTGGCGACTGTTTCTATGTGACCATCATCAACGACACGAATGAGCTGGAGATCGTAAAGTGCACGTCGCGCACCAACGACACGCTAAAAGTCGTGCGGGCGCAGGGCGGCACTACAGCGAAGGACTTCGTTGCAGGCTGTCGCGTGGAGCTCAGAGCGACCGCGGAAGGCTTGAACTCCAAGGTGGACGTTGATGTCTTTGCTGATTATCAGGATGAGACGACGCAGAATCTGGAAGATTTAAGCAACAGTGTTCTGCATCTTTCGGATCAGGAGCTGACCGATTCAGAGAAAGCTGTTGTGCGCGGGCTTATTAATGCCGCGTGTCCTGACGACGCCACTTCATTTTCAAAGGATGTGACCTTTGCCGCGGCATCTGTGTTTAACGGAGACACGACGTTCAATGTAAGTCCGCAGTTCAACGAGGCTACGGTTCATCAGGGCGGCATTACACTCCCGCAGGAGGGTGCTTCCGCGTATAACAGTGAGCCGATCACTGGCACGATGGCTTCGAACGACTACTGGCGTATAAAGGGGATCGCCATCGACGGAACCATTAATCAGGGCAGTCTTGAGATCGCTACGGCTGATGACGGCACGGAACCGATTTACGTCCGTCAGTACAGCGGAACCTTTGCTACGATAACCCGCACGGCTACCATCTTGGACGCTTCGGGCAACACCACCTTCCCAGGCACCCTGAAGGCAAGCTCCTTCCAAGCCACTTCCGATAAGCGGCTCAAGAGAGACTTCGAAGACATTGAGGATCCTGATGCAGTGCTGAAGGGCATGCGCGGTCAGAAGTATCTCCGAAGCGACCGACCGTCCGATCGCTCAAAGTACGTCGGTGTTATCGCTCAGGAAGTGCAGGAGGTGCTCCCTGAAGCTGTAAGACCCGCGGAAGGCGGTTTTCTCTCGGTGGACTACAACGCCATCGTGGCCACCCTCGTGGAAGGCTACAAAGCCCTCGAAGCCCGCGTTGCCGCTCTGGAAGCTAAGAAACCTCGGAGCAAGAAATGACGTGCAACTACAGAAACTCCGCTGGCACCGATCTGGACAGCCTCTTTTACGTAGAGAATGCCAATCCAGGCGCTCTGGGGTTTAAGACCTCCGACGGAACCGACCTCGGGAACCGCTTTACGAGCGGGGCGACATTAGGATATTCCGTGGGTTACCAGAATTCCGCTGGCACCGACATCGGGTATCTGCGCGGGAACGTTTTCGTTCCGACGCTCTCCAACGTCAAGCTTACGAATACCTACGCGACCAAGACGACCAGATCGATGGATTCGGGTGAATACACCAGCGAAGGGTATGTTGGTACATCCTGGTATTACCCTTGCTACGAGCGAAGCGGGTATATCACGATCAGCGGAAGCACAAACTACTCTGGGTCTCAGAATCTTTACGTCACGTTCTGGTATGTCAACACGCACCCAGATGACTTCGAGTTCGTAGCCGCAGGCGTGGCAGGAAATGCTCAGTACGTGGCCTACCTCGTCCCCGACGGGTTCCACGAACCGAATTCCACAGCCGCCAATAAGTACTGCATCAGCCCGAACGGGGGTACAAAGAGCTGGGGCCGCGTGGTTTCCAACTCGTTTGCCGCGTCCACCTTCTCCTGCAACATCGCCTACAACACTCACCATTACGCGTGGCATAATAGTCAGGTGCGGTATGCAGGGCTCACTGGTTACAGAGTGAGTGTGTCTGTAGGCACTTCAGCTGGCACGTCCTCGGAAACCGTTCTGACACTTGATTTAACCTAGGAGTCAACATGAAAAACCGTTTTACAGTTCAGTTTCGCGGCAACGTCGATTACGAAAGCGAAGCCGCTCTGCAGGAGGCTATCCGCACGACGCTTGCGCAGTTTCCTGAATTCACCGTTACGTTTTCCTCCGTAGAGGTCTGGACGGGCGTCGACGGCAAAGCCCGCGTCTTCAACGACGACGGAACCGACTATGTCGAGCCCTCCGCTGTTGAAACTGAAACAGTCAAAGAAGAGGCCGAACCCGAGCTTGAGGAAGTCACAGGAGTCTAGCCCATGGCAACTCTGTCCATCAGTAACTTCGACGGGATCATCCCGAGAACAGGCAGAGCCACGCTGCTGCCCTCCAACGCACAGGAGGCACGCAACGTCAAGCTCTATTCAGGTGAAATTCGTCCTTGGAAAAGATCGACGAAGGACTACGTCTGTCAGCAGGAAGGCGTGAAGACCATTGCCCGTCTCGAAGGTCCGTCAGGCGAAGACGACTGGGCAGAGTGGACTTGCGACGTGGACATCGCCTACAGCCCGCAGGCCGACCTCGATGAGCACCGCATTTTCTACTCTGAGGACGGGGTTTGCAAGAAGACTAACTGGACTATGGCACACGACGGGGACACAGGTCCGTACCCCCGCAAGTGGCTTTATATGGGGGTTCCCAGACCGTCCGAGGCACCTGTTTACGAGGTGGTCAGGGCGTCCGATACGTCGGCCGATAACACAGAAGAGCGGGCGTATGTTTATACGTTCATCTCTACGTTCGGCACCGTGCAGGAAGAGTCTGCACCGTCTGATGCAGTGGTTATCACCTGCTCGATCGCGGGCGGCACGATCAATTTTAAGGACTTCCCCGAGGCACCGACGGACCACTACAACATCACGGCTCTCCGCATCTACCGTGCGGTGGCTGGGTCTGAAGACGTGGTCTACATGCTCGTGGATCAGCTGAACTACAAGAACGGCAAGGTTGTCACGACGGGCACGACGCTTAACAGCGTCAAGTTCGTTAACGGCATGTACCCTGACACCCGTACGACTGCGCAGCTCGGTCTGACCCTTGAGTCCATGTACTATCAGGAACCGCCCGATAACCTTCGCGGCTTGGTTAATATGCCTAACGGCATGGTGGCGGGTTTCGTAGGCAACCAGGTCTGGTTCTGCGAGCCGTACCTCCCGCATGCGTGGCCGTCTACTTACATGCTGACTGTGGACTCGCTTATCGTGGGTCTGGGCGTCTACGGTAACACCCTTGTGGTGTGCACGGAACGCCAGCCGTATACGATGAACGGAACCCACCCGTCGGCAATCACGCAGGAAAAGCTCCCGATGCTTCAGCCCTGTGTGAACAAGAAGTCCATCGCTTATGACCAGTACGGCGTGATTTACGCCTCGGCAAACGGCCTTGTGGTTATCGCAGGCGGTCAGATGGACGTATTCACCCGACCTCTGGTAGACCGCGACACATGGTCGGACTACAACCCTGTGGCCATGGTCGGCTCGATGTACAACAACCTGTACATGTGCGGCTGGTCCGTAGGCGACGAGAAGGGCACGATCGTGTTCGCCCGAAGCGACACGCCCGCTATGGTCGAGCTGGACTTTGATCCTATCTGTTGGTTTGTTGAACGTGTGACGGGAGACCTGTACGGCCTCTCTCATGCCGACAACACGATCTACAAACTCGACTCTTCGGACGTTAACAAGATGACCTACGAGTGGAAGAGCAAGCTCTTTCTCTTCCCTCGGTCGCTGTCGTTCTCGTGCGCGAAGGTTGAGGCTGACTACGACAACGCTCAGCAGGTCGGAGAGTTCAACGCGCAGCGGCAGGAGATCATCGACTCCAACGCCCTGCAGATTGAGAAGTACGCTGGCCAGTGTTATCAGGGCTGCCTGAATGACTCAATGGTCAACGTCTACACGGTTGACGGGGGCGTCCTTGAGGATGTGCCCGAGTATGCCGACTTACGCTTCGTACAGGTTACGTTCTACGCTGATGGTGAGGCGGTCTACACGAAGCAGGTTCAGACGTCCACTGCCTTCCGCCTGCCGAGAGTCAACGCTTATCAGTGGGAAGTGCGCTTCACAGGATCCCTTCCTCTGATCGCGTTCCAGATGGCAACTTCTATGTCGGAGCTCGTACAGCAATGAGTAAGGTCATTATCAGAAAACCGACGCTTTCTCTGGTTGGTGTTCCGCGTGAAGTCGGCATTTATATCAAGCCGCTTTCGGATTCGATTAATCTGATTACGGGAGCAGCTGGAAACAGGCAGATCACAAAGCTTAAATCTTCTGCAAACAATCAGGAGATTATCGAAAAGATCAACGAAATTATTGCTCAGATCAATGTGAGCGGAGAGGCACGAGATGGCTACAGTTAGAGTGGACAAGTCAAATTTCAGACAGGTAAGAGCGCCAAAAACGCTGAACATCCGTACCTATCCTGACCGTCCGAAGGGCATAAAAGAGAAGACTGAAAAACCGAAGAAACCTCCGATTAAGCAGCCGACTCTTATTGCCGAGCCTGCGGATAAGAAGCGTGCCAAACCCAAGTATGACAAAGAGCCCCCTGAAGTAAAAATGCAGCGGACCAAAGCATGGAGTAAACGGTGATGGCAGCGAAGTACAAAATCTCTTTGGACAAGGGTTCCGACAAGCGCATTTCGTTCACCCTGAAGGACGCTGACGGTGAAGTTCTTGGGCTGGCGGGTTTCACCGCCCGCATGCAGGTAAGACGCAACGAACGGTCTCAGGTAGTCATGGACGACCTCACGACCGAGAACGGGCGCATCACGATGGGCGAAGACTCCGTCACTGTCTGGTTCCCGCATGATGTAACGACAGGCTACAGCTTCACGGATGCGGTGTATGACCTTGAGATCGTCTCCCCCGCAGGAGAAGTGCTCCGAGTTGTGCAGGGTGATCTGGAGGCTACGAACGAGGTGACGCGATGACAAAAACGGTGGAGCTCACAATAAAGCCTGAAGACGTGGAAGTCGTGGAAATCACGACGGATCCTCAGGTTGTCGTCTCCACAGCCGCTGTCGCAGGTATTCAGGGGCCCAAAGGCAACAAGGGCGATAAAGGCGACAAAGGCGACAAAGGGAACGACGCTGTGATCGAGGTCGTCTCCTACGAGCAGATCGACAGCTTCTTTAGGTGAAAAGCATGGCAACTAACGCAGGCACTTTCCTTGACATCAACGGCCTCGGGTATTACGACTCGCAGTTAAAAGCGGTCGTGGGCGGGGGTCTTACAATCAGCGGCCGAACCATCAGCCTCAAGGCTGTCGCGGGTGCCGTTCTCGCAACGGTCACGGTTCCCGAAACCGTTTATACCCTTGCGACTTCGTTAAAAGACGGGCTTATCTCGGCATCCGACTTTACGAAGATCCAAGGCATTTCAGAAGGCGCGAACAAGGTTACGGCAAGCTCTGACAACGGCTACATCCTCATTGACGGGGTGAGCACGAAGGTCTACACGCCCCCGAGCGTCTCGGCTCTTACGAGCGGAATGTACAAGATCACTGTGAACGCGAACGGTTATGTGACCGCTGGCGAAGCTGTGAAAAAGTCCGACATTACGGCTCTCGGCATTCCCGCGCAGGACACGACGTATACGAACGCAACCTCTTCAAAGGCTGGCCTCATGTCGTCCTCGGATTATACGAAGCTTCAGGGCGTAGCCGAAGGCGCTCAGGTGAATGTCATTGAAACCGTGAAGGTCAACGGCACCGCGCTGACGGTGAACTCGAAGATCGTGAACATCGACCTTTCCGCGTACGCTCTGAAAACCGACATCTCAGCCGCTGTGAATTACCGAGGATCTGTGGATAACTACTCTGATCTCCCGACATCTCCGACGATTGGCGACATGTACAACGTCGCGAACGCAGACGCTTCGCATGATGTCGACGCAGGCGACAACGTCGTCTGGACAGGGTCGGCCTGGGACGTGCTCTCAGGGATGATTGTGATCGATGCGGTGACGAACGCGCAGATCGACGAGCTCTTCGAATAGGAGTTTTAGATGGCATTCGTGGATATTTCAGGTCTGTCAAGATTTCTGAGCAATCTGAAAGGAGCGTTCGTCTCTGTGGAAGCTCAGAGTCTGACGGCCGCTCAGAAAAAGCAGGCCCGTGAGAATATCGGGGTGCCTGACGAAACGGTTCCCGAGGTTTACATCGGCTCTGGAGATATGCCCGACGGCTACGTCCTTCAGATCGATCCGAGCGACGAGACCGAGATTTACAGTAAAGAAGAGTGCGACAGTCTTTTCCTGACGAAGGAAGAGTTTCAGAAACAGCTGGCAGACGCGCTGTCTGCGCTCAAGGGGGGTTAAATGTCAGATACAGATTTGTCGGAAGTTGTTTCGAGCGCTGTTGCCGCGGCAGTCTCTCAGACGTTGCAAACAATTTACCCTGTAGGTGCTTACTACATCTCAGAATCAGCCACAAACCCCGCTACTCTCTTTGGTTTCGGGACTTGGGAGCTGTTGACAGACAGAACCCTGATGGGCGCAGGGAGTTCTTACGCAGTGGGAGCACAGGGAGGTGAGGCAACGCATACGCTCACCGTTGCGGAAATGCCTTCGCATACACACTCAGGCAGTAGCAACTCTACAGGAGCGCATACCCATACTCGTGGCACAATGAATATTACAGGCTATGTGGATTGGGCGAATAATGGCTTTCTTAACACATATTCGGTACAAAGTACCGCTCATTACCATCAAAGTGGGGCACTGTCTGTATCCACAGCGGGTGATGCATACGGCGCCATTGGGTCAAGCGGAAATGATAATGCAAGTTCTAATGTAAGAGTCACACTTACCGCATCTAATAATTGGACCGGCAGTACGAGCGAAGCAGGCGAGCACTCCCATACTATTACAGTTGGTAGTAACGGCTCTGGCTCTGCTCATAATAACCTCCCGCCCTACCGAGCTGTTTACATTTTCAGGAGAACCGCCTAATGTCGTATACCTTAACAGACTTAGCTAAAGAGATAATCCTGCAATCGCATCCTGTAGGCTCGTATCTGTTTACCTCGAACAGCGCAGACCCGAGCACATACATGGGGGGGTGTGGGAACAGGTGAAAGGCAGATTCCTGTACGCCTTGGAGGACGGACAAAGCGTAGGTGAGACAGGGGGCGAAAAGTCGCATACGCTCACG